TTCCTGAATAATACAATGAATGTGTATACTCATCACTTTCTATAACGTAATCTACTGTTATCAATGATTCTTCTTTTGGAATAACTAAATACTTCATTTTTCTCCTTTGTTAATCTGTTTAATAATGTCAATGTAAACTATTCTGCTAAGCTCTATCTTCTTAGCATTGATAAAGTCCTGCTCAGTGCCTTCATTGCGAAGCTTGTTAGCATCTTTCCACCGTTGTGCTATGCGTTGCTCGGCTAAGTCATCCATGCGCTCCCATACTTCAGGTATCCAATCAGACTTCTTATAAATGCCTTGTCTGAACAAGCGCTGGCAGTTGTAAGGTGCAGATATCTCTACCCATGTTTGCTTGCCATTTTTGTAGCGCTCTGCATCAGCATGCAAGTCATCTATAGGATTAGTAGGAGTGTATTCACGAGGCTCAGCCTCAGGCAAGATAAGCGCTTTATTAAGCTCTCTCCATGTCTTAGCCTTGTATTCTTCATAGCGTTTGAATACATCAGCCATAAAGCTTATGCTGAATAGGTTGTAGGCATCTACCCTCTCCCATTCCTTGCCCACAGCATTCAAGAGAAAAGCATTCTGCCAATCCTTAATACTTGTAGTGCGATACGTATTTTGTGTAAGTTGCTGAAGCAGAGTAACTTCTATATCTGAAGGTAAAGCCTTAATAGAATTAATTACAGCAGCTTGAGCAATGAGCTCTCTAAACTCCTGCTCAGATAATGAGTGAAGCTTAGGTGAGTTAATGGCCTCTACCATGCTAATCTCTTCAGCGCTTAGTGAACGACTGAAGCTCTGATGTGCTAATGCGCCCAATCTTTTGCTCATCTTCTTTAGATTTTTGTTGGTTAGTATCTCTTGCTTTCCACTGATCAGCGGCTGCTCGCCAGCTCTTCATGGAATTTCTGCCTACCTTCCATCCATTAGACTCGTAGAATGTATAAAAGCGCTTAGCTAATACTACATCTTGAGTGTATTCGATGATGTCGGCAAGTGATGGAGGAGTGAATTTAGTAGAGGCTGCACGCTTAGATTCAAGCGCTCGCACTCTCTCTTCAAGCGCTTCAATGCGCTTTAATAGAATTGTTGTCATTTGGTTTAAGATTATTAATTATTGAGCAAATATAGAAGAAATCTCTTCCACCAAGGCAGTGCTACTGCTTTTTTTATTGTCTGAGTCTTAGGCATATTGACTAAACCAAGCATATCAGTATCAGGTTTTGAAGCTTGAATATCACTGTAGTATTTATTCTTCGCGTCAATGAACTGCTTGAACTTATCTTGTCTTAAATGCTTGACTGCCTCCCATTCGCGAGTTCCTACTTTCTTAATAATCCCTACCTCTCTCATGATTTGCAGGTATTGCTTACCCATTCGTTCATGCTTCAGAGCGGCGCTTGGTGTCATGCCAGCATTGACTAAAACACACACGCTTTTTACTCTCTCTATGGTTACCTTACCGGTATCGTAACTAATGCTTAATTGCTTCATTGGTTTAGTGATTTGATTATTGAGTTAATTTATAAAACACTTTATTGAGATGCTCGTTATTAAGATGGCCAAGAATTTCCTCTACCTTCTCTCTGTAGACTCTATCAGTCTGAATCATATTATCTACATGGCTGATAGCGTAAAGAATGGTAGAATGATCTCTAAGGAATATAGCACCGATGTTATGCAAGCTCATGCTGGTACCATGCCTGATAACCCACATGCATATCTGCCTCATATCATTCACCTCTCTTACTCGGCTTCTGCCTTTTAAGTTAGCCCAATCTGTGTAGCCTTTATCTAAAAGAATCTCAAGCATTCGATTTGCCTTAGCCTCATTCATACTTTCAGCTATTCCATTTATAGACTTCCATTTAAGCTCAGGAATATTACTGTTGTTTACAGCTCTTACCAGGTTATCAATTCTTCTTCGTGCATTCTGCTGCATCTCAGCAGGAATCAAAAGCAGGATGTCTGCTATCTTTCTGTCAATTACTTTACTCATTTGCTATCCTTCATTAATTCTAATATGTATGGTATCTCTTCCTCAGTGATATTAGCGAGCTTGCCAATATGCGTAACCTTCATGCTACGCGGCTGCTTAATGTATTTCTGAGCTGTTGGATAACTCACCTCAAGCACTTCAGCGAACTGAGCCACAGTCACAAAGTGACTGCGTACCCAGCTGTGAAATGGAGTAAGCTTAGAATGGCATTTCATCGTCTGCTGCTTCATTGGTTATAGCTAATTTAGTTTCAACAATAGATTCCTCTTTAAGCCACGCTAAGAATATCTCAGCTGTATCTAACACATCACCTGGCTTGCTGCCCTTCTGCTCTTTGCAGAATAACACAGCGTTATTTAGAGCTACTGATCTGCTAATAGAATTCTGCACTTCAGGGCTTTCTTTACGCGGAGTAAATGAAGCTCCACCTGCTGCTCTTGGAGTAGAGCTATTAGCATAAGGCATAGGATTCTGAAGCTTAATGTTAGTTGACTTTCTGCCTGTTGGCCCAGTGCGCTCTTCGGTTGTGTAGTGAATGGTAGCACCTACTGCAATTTTAGGGCTCTGCATGTCCTTTACACCTACCTGCCCTACTTCGCCATTCTCTAATACAAGGTCGAAGTAATAGATTGTGCCTGATGGGCCATTCCAATCTCTAACGAATTTCTGTGATTTTACTACTGACTGATTCATAATTGTGTTGTTTTTATTTATGTATTTACTTAATTTTTCTGCTAACTTTTCTTCTTGCTCATCCCAATCAATGGTAGGCTTGAGCTTATCCCAATTGGGCTCACGGTTGTAACTCATGTGGGTTATTCATAAAGTGCGCTCTCCAATTCTCGTAAGCAGTTGTGCCCTTAGCATATTGAAGGTGCTGTACTATTTCATTGTAGCTGAGTGACTCTCCCGACACCGAGCTCTGCACGCAGATGAAGCGGCTTTTAGCTCTTTCAGATAACATAGCGGTCAGACATAAAATAATCGTGTACATTGTTCTCATCTTGGCTTTCGAACTGGTACAAGAATGTGCCGTCATCAGGCAACACCTCACCATGCTTTTTAGCTGTTGAGAAATCAGTTAGTGAATAGGAGTGAGCTGATGTGTACAGTCTCCATGTGCAAGCTTCGGCATCCCACCGACTTACGATTACCCTTCCGGTAATTTGATTTGGTTTATTCATGATTATTAATTTTTGCTAATTTATAAAACTTTCTCTATCTCTATCAAAAAACCTTCACCCTCTATTGAATATTCTGTGAACTCTTCCTGGAAGGGCAGAGTCTCTTTGAAGTTGTAAAGGTCAAATAACATTAGTGCCATCTGCTGCGCTACCTGAAAGGTCTCTGCTTCGAATTGTGTAGGGATATTCAAGCGATGGTATAAGCTAATTCTATCCTCACGTAGAGGAGTTACTTTAAGTACAAAGCTCATAGTTCTACCTCCTTGCTTACTAAGACTGTGCGAGTCTCTCTAAAGTTAGTAGCTAATGTGAATTCGGTAAAAGCTTCATCATAGGTAAAGAATGCTTTATGGCATGAGCCATCTACGTACAGGTAATAACGAGTGCCGTCATACTTGGCTACTTCAATAATTTCAAAAAGTGTTTTCACAGGCTGTTTTTCTATTAGTTTTACTTTTAAAAAGTTGTTGTTAATGTTTGCAAGGTCATCGCAGAACTCATCTATAAATTGGCTCATTTGCTGTAGTGATTAGGTTGTGATTCTAAACGTTGAGTATCTGCATCGAATGATCCTCCGATGAGTAAGCCTGCTATTAGCATGGCTAAGAAGAGTAGTGCTTTTTTCATTTGCTTATTGATTTAATTTTAGCAAATGTACTAAGAAATTTTAGATATGCAAAAGAAACCTTACTAATTATAGCAAAGTTATTAACAAAAGAATGTTAGTTTAGAAAAATAGAGTGAAGATAATCCCTCCGATAAATGAGATGGGAATACCTATAAGCGCTGTGCTGCGCCACGCTTCTTTACGTGCAGCTTCTTTATAAAGCTCTTCCTGAGATTTGATTAACTGCTGTGATGTCTTTTCGTTGGTTAGCGCCCATGCATCAATAGACTTCTGCTGATCCTTAATAACAATGGCTGAAATGCTATCCGATTTAGATAGCGTTATAAACTGAGTCTTAAGATAGTCACGCTCTGCCTTTAACTTAAGCAGCGCTCTTACTTCCTTAGTCGTTAGACTGACCAGGGTATCTCTCTCCTGCAAGCTCTGAGAGTAGATTGTGCATGGCTCTGCGAAGCCCATGCCTATCAAGAGAATCAATAGCACTAATGTTTGCTTCATATCTTTCTTTGTTTCTTTCTAATTCTTCGCTAAGCTCTTCAATCTGAAGCATGCGCTGCACGTTGGTAGCTTCTAAGCTATCTATAACTTTAGTAGCTCTATCAGCTCTGCGCTCATATCCTTCTATAGTCTTTTCATCCTGCTTAATTCTGATGTATAAAGTCTGAATGATTATGCAGATGGTGATGGCTACAGCTATAACAATAGCGCCTTTAATTTGATCCTTCGTCATTGCTTTTCTTTTTAGTAAAGATAGATTCTATCACTGTTAATCCTAACCCACCACCTGCTAAAATAAGCAGACCATCGAACATAAATTCAGGGCATTTGTAATCAGTAAATGTACCAATGTATGAAAGGTTAATGCAAACGAGTAGAGCCAATATAGAAGCCACTCTTTTGCTACTTGCATCGGTCTCATTACTGAATACACTCTTAAGCCATTTCATCTGCGCTTCTTATTCATCTTGTAGATGGTAAAGATTGAAGCCGCTGCTGATAAGAGTAAACAAATAATCTTAAGTGCGAATTCTATATCTAACATCCATGCAGGTACACTAAGTAAAATACTGCTCACTGTACCGGTTACTCCTTCCGCTATCTGTTGTTGGTTACTGCTCATGTAATAAAGTGTAAGTAAACGCTTTTTTATTCGATTTGATACAAGCTTGAATAAGCTCTTTAAACTGACTTGGATTGTTCAACACTTGACAGCCAGCGCTCCACTTATCTACATTCTTAGATTCAGTAGATTCATTTGCACGATGGATGTTCATACCAAATAAGCCAGTATCTTCTTTGCCCTGCTCCTCAGCTACCGAATCTTTATCAGCATCTCTGAACACGGTTACTTTTTTAGACTGAACTAAAGCGCTGTATTTGCCCTGATGCAACCCAATAACCCAAGTGTCTACGTATTGCCCTGCCTTAAGTACAGCTGTGCCTAACTTATTCATAGGATTATTGAGCCAAAAAGTACCTGGATTAGTTGTTCCAGTGTACCACTTAACCTCATTACCCTGCACCAAGCCTATTAGATCATCAAACTTATTAGGCTCGTTAGCTTTGCTGCGGATGCCCACGATATGAATAGTAGGCCATTTGTAGCCAAGCTCTGTGAATTGAGCCTTAAGCTCGTCTATTGTTGGTGCTTTCATTTTTTCTCAGTTCTTTGTCGCGTTTAGATAAGTAGACTTTAAGCTTGCGCTCATAGTCTTTACGTGTTTTCTCTTCCTTTGTCATCCTTTATTAATTAGTGAAATCTCTTACGTTAAATCTGCTCCAAGCACTATCGTAATTTCTACCTTCACTAAATGCCACAGTGCTCTGCCTGTTTACTTTGCGGAGAGGATGAATATCAGGGAAGTTATTGGATGTGTATTCAGGATAAGAAGTGCTGTTATCACATAAGTAATCCACTAATCTCTGAGTGTACCACTGAGCATTCTCACGCGCTTTTTCCACTAAGCTATCCATCTCACCCTTTGTGATGGCTGTAGTATTTTCAGATTGGCGAGTAACAAGATTTCCGTTATCGTGCTTATACATGAGGAAAGGATAAAGCTCTACCATGGTCCACCAAGCTGTTGGCTTTACGATATACTCGTTTAATAGAGTCTCATACACTCCTGTTAAAGTACCATTCTCAATTTCAGATTTAATCTTGTTAGTTAAATCAGTTCCAAGGTAAAGAGTCATGTACTTATCTTGTGCTAAATACATAGCAGGACGAATAAGGTTAGTGTCTACAGCTTCATTTAACTGAGTGTATTTCTTAAGAAATTCCTCATTGATAAATAATATTTCCGGTGCTATTGCCATTGTGTGTTAGTTTTAATTTGTTCCTGGATATCTGCCATGTAAAGAGGATTGATCATAAGTAGCTGTATTAGCTTGGCCGAATCCTTTAGCTATATCTTTTAAAGGCATTCCTGCTCTGATTGCTTTAGCCACTGAGATTGGATCAGATGACTCTAAGCCATTATCTGCAACGAATCTACCTTTCTCTCTCTTGCGGAAATAGACTCTGCGTTCCCAATAGTGTTTACAATTTACCCCACCATGATAAAGCCATACTGAATAGGTAGCGCCATTATGGCCCATGTTAGGATTAAGGCTATTGCTATCCGTTTCCATTTTAGTTAAATCTTCATAACGGTAAACATAGCCAGCCTTAGCTGCGCTTACCATCTGTCTGCAAAACTTGCGGCTATTACCACTTAAATTCTTTGAATAAGAATAACGAATCTTATAAAGTCCGCTATCCATTTCAGATGGCTTATCAGGATCGGCATAGCTGCGAACTGATGCAAGATTAACAGGCTCAGCTTCGATTAATTCCCATTCATCCTCATCTACTATCTCACCTTTATCGGATAAGAATTCACACCACCAATTCTCATCATCTTCTGTGAAGATTGGAGGCTTCTCTTGTGGATCAGTAGATAATTCAGTCTTATATCTATTGTAGATAGCAGTAGCCCAGTCTCTCCCTGCATCACCTCCCCATAATTGCCATGCTACTCTGCCTGCTGATGGGAAGCCATCCTCTCCCTGATTCCATCCTGTAGCTTCCTTATCTACTGCATGTCTTTCAAAGTAGCTGTACATGCGTGTGATGGTCTCATAAGATAGATTACGCTTATTGCTAATGTCGCGTGCTCTTGCTACTCCTACTTCAGTACCTCCTCTGCCGTATTCCTCTCTCCACTTTAAACCTAACTCAGCCTCTGCGGCCATCTCATTAGTAGGCTCAAATGACTCAGGGATTTCTAAATTAGTCTTTTTTTTTTGAGCGCTTAGTTGAGTTGTTGCAGTTTGTGCAACAGTTGTAGTAGTGATTTCTTCACCGAAAATATCATTAGACTCAATGTATAAATCAGCAACAATGCCCATGCCTTTAAATATCTCTTCAAGGCTATCTGTTATAATTTGTTGGTAAGGCTCAATAATGTTTCTATTGAAGATGCGGTAAGCGCTCTTCATTTCATCAGCGTTACTACCTAAGCCGCCTGCATCTCTAATACCAAAAAGTAGAGGTGAAGTTACTCTGTGAGCTGCTAAGATATTCTCTCTTGACTGCACGCTTAACTCTTGCCATTGCTTATCAGCATCACTCATAGGCACTAAGTCTAAACGCGGTGCTCTATCAGCTGACTCATTGAAAGTAAATACTACCTTACCTGCTTTCTTAGCACCCACCATAGTTTCCCAATTCCTTCTAATAGCCATCTGCTCTTCAGGATCAGGAATGCCGTTATTCATGTGCAAGAAATAGCTTGGCGCCATTCCATTGCTTAAGAAAGCTCTATAAAATTCGCTAATATCGCGAGTAATTTCAATGTAGTTAATAGCACTGTAGTAATCAGGCTTAGGATAGTAAGCGCTGCCTGGTGTCATAACTCCAACGAATAGCACTTGAGAAGGCTCATCTGCTTTCGTTGTTGGATTGTACATCGGGATAAACACAGGAATGTTTTTCTTCTTACGTGTGTCGCTCCAATCTTTAGAGTAGTAGATGCCCGGTATAATATCTTCATCATTCGCCACAGCTAATCTGCAATTCTCATAAGGCAGATGGTTAATCTTAGCAATGGTGCTTCTATCTACGCTCCAAATCACTTCTAAGTAGTATCCTCCCTGCATCTTAGCATCCAATGCTATTGGTCTGCGAATAGTGTTAAGCTTTAATCTATCTATCTCACGCTGAGCAGCAGGATTGTTACTCTTAATTTCCTTCCCTGCTATCATAAATGAAATGCTCATGGTTAGAGCAGAGTGCACAGGAGAGGCATAGTATAAATCAATGAGATAATTACTAAACAAGTTAGCCTCGCCTAAAGTTACCCATCCTTTAGGTGTCTCTTTCTCGGTAGCCTCTTGTGGCATTGCTGCTCCAAGATTCACTAACATTGGTGCTGAGGTCTGTGCTATATTATCCATTGTAAGTAATATCGTTATCTATTGTTAAATTGGGCTCAGTATAGCGAGGTGTAGTAATATCTTCAACGATTAAATAACCCTTCTCTATTACTCCCTCTACAGCCGCATTGGTAGGATCTAAATTAGTGCTGCTATTTTGGCCATAAACTATGTACGAGAATCTCGCTGGGTAGTTAATTAATAGGCTTGCAGCTGTTGGTGTATTGGCATTCGTGCCAATCTGAATGGTAGTGTACCTATCATTCTCTGCTATCTTAGTAGGGATAGCGTAAAGCTTCTGAAGTGTCTGCTCGTTTGTTAATTCAAGCAAGTAATGAGTGTATGTATTAGCAAGCAAAAGCTCCCCTTCCTTTAATGTAAGGTAGAGGAGCTGTGCTGCTGTATTTTTAAGTAAATAAATCATGCTTTAAAGATAGCACAATTTAGTTTACAATGTACCTGCTACTACGGTAACAGTTGCGAAGTCTTCAAATGGAGTATCTCCAGCGTCTTGGTCAAGCAAGTATGCCTTATCTTTCTCCTCGCCTGTGAAGGTCACGGTGTAACCTACCATGTCGCCTTTAGCAGTACCTGTTTGAGTAGTGAATGCAGTAACCTCAACACCATCTTTGTAACCACACATCCAAATGTTATCGTTATTGTCTTGAACGAATAATACGTTACGGCCTTTAGCGATGTTTTGAAGTTGTAGTGAACGTGCAGCAGTCATTCCATGGAATGAAGCTACGATAGTTTGAGTGTAGTATACAGTGCCATTTTCAATAGAGATTGTAGCCTCTTCAGTAAATGATCCTGTGTGCTTAGGTAGTTCAAATTCGTAAACTGAACCTGTTGCAAGAGCAGTAACTAAGTTACTTGTTCCATCAATAGTAGCAGTATTAGCAAATGTAGCGTAAGAACCAAGGTAGATTGCTTTAATCCCACCAATCGATTCTTTGCACTGAATCTGGAGTCCAGCGGTAGTTAGACAGCTCATATCGTGTGTAAATTTTTTTTTGTTATTTTTTAAACTATTCTTTGCAAAGAATGGGCGGCTCTTAGCCAACCCACTCTTTTAACAAAGGAGTATTATTATGGGTTCATGAAACCTAAGATAGCCTCAGCAGGCACTGCTACTTGTGTACCAGCGCGGAACTTCATAACCATTCTTACGTTATCTGATCCATCAGTTACAGACATATCTACAACCTTAACTTCATTGAAGTCAGATACAGTGTCAGTACCAAAGAACAAGTTCTCAGGCTTAGCGAAAAGAGCTACGTTGTCAGGAATACCTGGGCAAACATAGATTTCGTATCCATCAAACATCAATGGGTAGTTAGAAGCAGCGTTGAACTGTTGCAAGTAACCCAAAGCTGATAAAGCTTGGCGGTAAAGTTGAGCAGTCTTTCTGTTTACATAAAGCTTAACAGAAGCATCACCGATTAATGTAGCAGGAAGTGCAGCCATCAAAGTCTCAAGAGATGCGATTACGTTAGATGCAGTGAATGCGTTAGCGAAGTCAACATCAGGAGTACCTGATTTAGCAGTATCTAACACTTTCAAAATACCATTGAAAGAAGTGTAAGAAGAGCTTTCGAAGTTACCTTGCCACAAAGTGTATTCGATGTTCTCAGCTACTTTACCTGAAAGGTGAGCGATTAAGAAATCAGCGAAGTTAGCAGGGATAGTATCGTTAGCAAATCCACGACCAGTTTGAGCAGCTTCCCAATCTTTTGCAAATTGATCCTTGCACACTTCAACATTCACCTTAAGGTCAGTAACAGTCAATACACGCTCAGCCAAAGTCAAGGTAGAGTCAGCATTGTCGAAGTCACAACCCCATGCTTTTACGATGTCAGTAGAAGCAAGAGTCTTAAGTACCATCTTGTACTTAACATTCTCTTTTACTGTGATGTAGTTGTTAGCAATAGTGTCTCCTGACAATACTGCTGCGCTGATATACGGCAGAGCTAACTCGCCAGCATATGAGCTTGAAGAAATGGTTAAATTAGTTGCCATTTTTTGTGTTTGTTTTTATGTTTGTTTTTATTTGAGTTTATTAATCATAGCGTAGGCACGTTGTTGTGCTGTCATGCGAGACATGTCTACGTGTTGTGTTGGTGCTGTTTGACGAGCTTGCTTAACAGTTACTGCTGCCGGTGCTTGTGAAAGCTCTACAATTTTCTTTTCAGCAGCGCTAAGCTTAGCTTCGAATTCAGCAATTACGTTTTTAAGTAAACCTTCAACCTGCTCTTTCGAATAAGTCTCAGCTACCTCTTGCTCTATGGTAACTTCTACCTCAGGCTTCTCTTCCTCTTTTGGTACTTCAATAGCGCTTGCAATAATGCCAGCTGCTACCACGATTACCATACCGTTATCGAGTGTATACTCTCCATCAGCAAGAGGTGTAGCATTGCCATCTGCATCCATTACAAATACCTCTACTCCCTCAGCCCATACTTCAGCTGGTGAATAGATCATAGTACCATCAGCTAAAGCGCCCTCTACCATCATCTCTACCTTGGTAGATTCTTCAGCGGCAGGAGTCTCTTCAACTGATAATTTCACTCCATGCTTACTAAGCTGTGGAGCGAACTTTTCTAAAATTTCAGAAATCATGTTCATAGTGTATTATTTATTAGTGGAAAAAATTAAGAATTCATTTCAAGTGCTTGAGCCAATTCAGCCAACAGCTTCTCTAAGTCTTTCTCTTCTACGTTCTTCTCAGTTAGTGGAGTAAACCATCCTTCTATTGAAAAGCCTTTAACCTCGCCATTCTTTACAGCTGCCCAAGTAGCATCATCATCTACTTTTACCCCTATCATCCACGTGCCATCAGGAAGCTCAAAGCCGTAGTTATCTCCCTTATCAGCCCCTGCTTTAATCCATGACTCTACTACTGTAAGATTGTTTACAGGCATCTCATGTTGAATGGTGTGGTTATGGTGCATGTTACGCTTAAGGAACTCTTGAGCAGTTTGCTCTATAGTCTCTTTAGAGTAAGTAATAAAGTACTTCTCACCATTACCATCATAACGCACTATAGGCTGATTAGGAATCAAAGCAGGGCCATACAGCATGCGCTTCTCTCCATCTTCCACGCGAGCGAGCATTAGATTCTGTTTGCTTAGCGCTACAAAGTCTACCATTATAGCAGGCTCACTAACTAAGCTGACAGCGTAGACTCCCATGTTAGAATCCTCTTCGCCTAAGCCGTATTCAATTAACTTCAATTTATCATTCATTATCGTAAGTTTCTGATATTTCAAATAGTATAGCGTTAACAACCTCATCAATTATAGCCTCGGTATCTTCGAGCTCTGTTCTATCAATTTCAGATAGAGCATTTCTTACCCCTCTCGCTATGCACTTTTTAAGTAGTGGAAAGTTTGCCATATTCGTTATAGATAAGATTGATCAATAATCTTTTGACGTGCTTCTAATGCGTTAGCTACGTTGCCTGCTAACACATAAGTCTCTACTGTACCTGGGCCATTAGGATTAAACTGCCCTCCGCTAAAGTCAATAGCCGGTGCATTGGCTTGAGTGGTGCTATCAGCATTACCTCCCTGATTCATTGACGTATCAGGACTTGTTCCACCGAATTGAGTCTTAGCAATCTTAGCCACATTAGCAAATCCCATAACACCCACCGCAACAGCTTGCGCTATCTTAACTGATGTTGGAACTGTCTCAGGTGAGTTAAGTGCTTTAACAATGGCTGAATAAGTGTCTATTAAAGACATTGCGATATTAAGAGCCTTGTTTACGTTGAACTGTCTCTTAGCAGTCTTTTCAGTGCGTGCAGTGAAGCTGTCATTAAGCGCTGCTAATGCTGCGAATCCTTGAGATACAGCTGCTACTTTCATCTCTTGTAGAGCAATAGTATCTGCTGTTTCTTTATCTCTCCATTTCTTTTTAATAGCATCTTCTTCTGCTAATTGAGCATCTAAAAATACTTTGGTATCTATACCTCTTAAATCAGCTTCAGCTATTAAAGCATCATATTTATCTTTATTAATCTTAAGCTCTTTATCTTTTTCACTAAGTAATCTTAATTCATTCTCTTTAGCTTGTTCAGCAGCTGCATCACTTATAGCTTTATACTTTTGTTTGAATTCTTCTTGAATAGCTAAATCAGCTGCTACTTGTTTATCATATTCAATTTTCGCGTATTTATCTCTGATTGCTTGCTCTTCTTCTTTATGAAATTGAAGTAATGCTGCTGTTTCTTCTGCTGATTTTTTAGCCCTTTTGTATGTGTCTACTTCTAATTTTTGTCTTTCATGGAGTAAGAATAGTTCCTTATCTAAATCACTTAAGTTACGTCTATCCCATTCAGCTAATTCTTTTTTAATGGCTAATAATTCATCGGCTAATTTCTTTGCTTCTGCTTCACGTTCTGCTTTTCTACGTGCAGCTTCTTCGTCTTTTTTAGCTTGCTCTTCTGCTGTAATAGTATTGTTCCATACTTCAACACCTTTAGCTTTAATAATTTGTAAATCTTTTTCAGATTGAGATATTAACTTTTCTTGTGTAGCTACTTTTTCACGAGCATTTCTCAAATCAGCGCGAGCATATTTAGCAGCGTCGGATGTATCTCCAGCATATTGCTGTGCATATTCTGCTGCTTTAGCTAATTCCCAATTTAATTTATCTTGTTGCTTTTTTTGTTCAGCAATAGCTAATTCTATTTCTTGAGCTTTACTAACATACTGTTGAGTTGCTTTTATTTTTGCTTGCTGTAACTCAACATCTTTATTGTCTTCTGCTACAATATCTTGTGCTATCGAATGGCCTTCAGCCAATGTAGCATTTATTTTAGCTTGTCTTTCTGCTCTTGAATCTTCTAATGATGCGCGAGTCTCAGCTATAGCAGCTTGTTCTCCTTCTAATAATGCCAATTTATAAGCTGCTGCAAATTGTTTTTCTTTAGCATTTAAAACATCTAATTCAGCTCCATAAATTTCTCCTGCACTGGCTTTAGAAGATTTAAGTAAAGTAACATTACGCTCTAATACTTTTGTCTGACGGGATAATAAATCTACTTGCTGTTGAAGTGATTTAATCATTCCGCTTTTATTACCTACTAAAGCTTCTAATTCTTTCCAATAAACAATAACTCCTGTAATGGCCGCAGCTAAGAAGAAAATAGGATTAGCCTTAATAGCTTGACCTAAACCCTTTAATGCGTTTTTTCCTGCTGTTAATAAGTCTCCAAATCCCTTGCTAATATCTTCAGGTTTTAATCTACCTAAATTACCAGCTACTAAATTTACGGACTGTGCTAATCCTTCAAAGTCAAGATTTCTAATCTGACTTCCCATCATTCCAAATGAATTGCTTAATCCTTCTACAGCAGGCCCTGTATTTCCTTTAACAGCATCGGCAGCATCATTCATTCTATCCTTAAGCTCTCCCATCTTTTGAGATAGCTCAACGAATTTCTTTGTGCCTGGATCGTACTTATCTTGCTGCTTCTTTAATTCAGCATATTGCTGCTTTAAAGTCTTAGTTGACTTCTCTACTTGGTTAGTTGAGTCGTCTACTTTCTTAAGCTCTTTATTAATCTCTTCTAATCCTGCGAAAGTTCCATCGTCATTAAAGAGGAGCTTTAATATCATTTCTTGTGCTGCCATTATGCTATGCTATAAATTGTTAGTGCGATTAAACCGATTACTCCTAATAGTATAGTGTAATTAATAGCCCTTATTTGCCACACCTTTAAGCGTGCGTAATGGATGCCACTTGCTTGGTGAAATTCTTTACTCTTGCCAGGTACACCTGAGCGCAATAAAGTCATACTATAGATAATATCTTCGTAAGGATTTGTCATATTATAGGTGTACGTTGGAATTTAGTCTGAGTGTATTGAATCGTTGCGCTGATTACAGCAGTCTTACCTGTGGTCTTACATGCGATGTATGGCGCTACCTTGTTACTAACAACAGGAATGTATAAATCAAATAGGTTAGCACCCCATCCATTACTAAACTGATTAACTAAAATTGGATTAGAGCTGTATTGAGTTGTTTTATCCTTCCACATCATGCTGCTATATTCAAGGCTCGCTACCTTACCTGTGAAATCAGTTACGTTGTAATCATATTCAAGAATAGAGATGTACACCTTAACCATCCACACCGTCTCAGTTGGCATAGCAATAGTGCCACCATTTACTCCATCTAATAGCAGATTCACATTAGTTGGATTAGATGTAAGTGAAGCTAACCCCATAAGCTGAATAAAGCCATGTTGTGAGCGCCCTGGTATAGTTGTTCCAAAGTCAGAAGTACCATCGTACCAAGTACCCCCACCAAAGTGCACCCCTCTTACATCTGCCTCTGCCCATCTGCCCATCACAGTAGTGCCTTCTAAATTAGGCCTAATGAAGTTGCGATAGCCCATGGCTTGGCTGTAGTTATTGTTAGGGCTGATGCCATGACCTAAGCCACTAACAAAAATGCGTTCGTTGTTATTTTCAATGGATGCTCGGTTTACGTTGCCCATGCCGGTAGCACTCTTTTGATTACCGCTTGTGTTAGTGATATTGCTACCTCCTATATTATTAGGACTGCTAATTATTCCACCTGTACCATTAGTACCAGTGCTTGCGAAGCATCTTCCCTTATCAGTGTTCCAAGTGTAGCCATAATATTCGCAGCACACTTGTGAGCCATAGCTTGTGTTGCCATCGTAATCTAAGAATTCTACTGCGCCTGTGCTTACGTTAATGGTAGATGGTGTGTATTGACAAAGCGCTCCAATGTCAAGTAAACGCATAAGCTTGCACTTAGTTACTTGTTCATCTGCCACGATGTAATCAGTTAACTCTATTACTCTCCACCACGAGTCTTTAACCCAAATCTTATCATTAAACTTTAAGCCAAATACATCAGTTACGCTAAGCTTAAAATAAGCCTCCATTATCTTCTGCTCACTGTCATAAAGTTCTGCGATATACTCTCTCCAATATCTATCCCATAGCGTATGTAATGGCATGGCCTCTATTGGATGTGGAGGAATCTCCTGTCCGAAGTTCAAGTCATCTGTGCCTATCTCTGTTGGGATAGATGCGTAATGGCTAAGTAGTGGAATAATAGTAAAGCTTGCATCTTCTGCTACCTCATCATAAACCATAACTACAGCCGCCTCTTCATTAGCTCTTCTGTAAAGAATGCGTGGCCCAGGTGACATAAACTCTCCTGTCTCATTAAAATACTTCGGGATGATGTAATTAGTGTTAGGGATAAGGTCACAAGGTGAAGCTCCAAAGGTTAATTCAACAGTGTAGTCACTTGTGCTAAAGTCATTGCCTGCATCCGTTAAGCGCAGCTCTCCATACACTCTTTGAGCACCGCTCTTATATTTAGCATTGAAGAAATCTCCCTGCTCTTTGTAGCTCCACTTAAGCACTCTCTTTCTGATATCAGATGCAGGAGTAAGCACGATGTCTTTAGATAGGTCAATCTTGCCTGTCCAATCGTAATCATCACCGCTTCCCAAATATTCAACCATTGGAATAATCTCAACAGCGTTAGGCATGTTAGGATTAGGCACAAGCACTGCATTGAACATCTTTAGGATGTCGCGCAAGTAATCTACCTGCTTCATCTCAGGTGCATTCTTTTCAAAGCTTACAGGCTGCGCTTGTAATTCTCCTGTTACGAATGAAATACCTATAGTACATGCAGCACCAAATAAAATAGTCTGAGCGCTGCCAGCATGAGCATAAACATAGTAACGTATCTCATCACCTACTTGCATGTCTAAAGTGTAGGTAGCGTAAACTACAGGATCAACAGGAGATTGAATATATTGTCCTGTTGAAAAATCATATTCTATAACTGTATCTGAAATAGCACTACCCGCACCCATTGGGTAAAGCGTTTCTATGCCATCTCTTGTAACACCTAAAACAAAGTCATATGCATTCTGAGCAAATGCTACTGCACCTGGAATAGTAAAGTTAGCATTGATATAAAAAGTAGCTAAGAAATTACCTTGTGAAGTGTAGACGTTAGAAGCAAAGCTGTTGGAAGGATCACTTGCCTCAGTCCATCCTGTGAGCTGTTTTTTAGTTTGCCCATTAGGAGCAGCATCATTAATAGTAACTGAAGTTGTAGCTCCTGCAAATGCTGCTAAGAATTTAGCCTCGTCATTACTTAATGGGCCAAGCGTTAGAGGATTAGTTATGTAAGGAATATACATGCGAGCAAGTTCCTCGTCTATTGTTGTTCCACTCCAATTGAATCCAGCCTCAGTTATAATCTTGTTAAGTAACCACTTGGCTTGCACTGCTAAAGTTAACTCAGAAGTGTAGATAGGATTAACTGAACTAAAAACTCTTCTGCTTCCGATGGCTGTATCTTCGCTCCAATTCTGCCCCTTATCAGTTAGCGTATAGCAGATAGCGTTATCGAATAAAGTACCATCGTTAATATCAGTGATATTTGCATAGCTATTCTCATGGTCTAAATCTGAGTAGTCTAATTCTTTCAGCAGCTTATCTCCAATGCTGCGAGCTAAGTCAACAGTCTCACCAAAAAATGCTATTACGAACTCATGCATCTTACCCTGTTGAGTAATGGCCTGCTTAAATTGTATGTGTCCTTCAGCAATGGGTAAGGTATCTACTGAGAGCGTTGCCTCTATCTTGCGTAATACGTTAATTTGCGTAGTGTCATCATTAAGCAGATTAGCGTTATACTGCTGCCCGAAGAAATCTACGTTAGCCTTCGTTGCAGGGATTCTGAACTCACGCGAGAAAGCGCCCCTGGTAGTGAACTCAGAAACGCTGTTAAAATTAGATGAGTAGCTTATGCTCTCATTCTCGTATAAGTCTACTACTACAGCAGCTCCATTGGTTGCCTTAACCGTTAATATTACTGATGGCTTCATACTGTGTAATCGTTGCTAAATTTCAATGTCAATTCTAAGTCTGTTTTCGCAAAGCTGCGAGTCTTAATAGCCACGTAGTTATTAGATTCAATGACCACAGGAGTAGCGCTTCCATCTGCTCCAATCATGTAGACTGATTCGGAGTAGATAAGATTCTTAAGGTATTCGAACTGTCCCTCTGTTAAGTAGTCAGTGCGTATGCGCATCATCTTTTCAACGAATGGACTGCGCTCAGTTAACCCTCTATCGTAAGTGTTAAATCCAAATTCAGTAGTCTCATCTGCTGTGCCGTAGTTACCCACTACCTTTCTATATCTCTTGCGCTCTATTGAGTAAGAATCCTCAGAGCGTTTAGTAAAATTGAAATAGTCCCATCCGCCTCTGCTGTTAGTCCATCCTAATCTTACCTTATCAAATCTACATTCGTCAGCTGCCTTGAATACTGCTATTGATCGTGCACATGGTGAGCCTCCCGAAGTTCTGAAGTTTAAGATGTAGTGATGCCATGCCGCATCTAACGCAAACATCTCATTGATGTTAGCAGGCATGAGAGGCAAATGGTTAATTGTTCCTGCTGCAATTACGCACGCTAAAGTGTCAGTCTGAATAGGTGAGCCTGCTGCATTGAATTGAATAATCTGCACCTCATCTATCGCGTTACCTGTTAAAGTAGTGCCATCATCCGCAGGAATAGTAAGCACCCCATAATCATCATTATATCCTGTTATGCCTATCGTGTTAGCGCCTAAGCTGTACTTGCTCAATACATCATCCATTGCATAGGTGCTACGTACTAAATCACTCATGATATAGCTCGTTGCTGAGCTCAGTGCAAAGTGAGTAGCTGGATTAGGATTAAAGCCATCACTAATCTGAAACGCTGCATTGATTAAAGCGCTGCCATCTAATGGGTAAGCAGTAGCCTGCACCTCGAATACACCAAGCACCTCATAACCTTCTTTGATGATTGTGCTAATGCCCAAGATATTACGCGATGTAGCCGCATCTTGAACGGTGTAACTACCAAATAAGCTCGCTGCTACGTCTGTAGTATTTACTCCTAAATCCATTGCAGAGCTTACCACAGGATTCAGGTCAAACACTAAAGCGCCATTGATGTTAGGCTGCACGTAAAACGTATTGGTAGTAGTGCCGTTGCTTACCTCTATCACATAGCGAAAGCCAGGCTGTCCTATGTTAGAAGATGTAGCCACTACTATAAGCTTCTGCTTAAGCGCAGTAAAAACGTATGGCTGCTGATGTATTGTAATTGCCATTATTAGACAGGTTTAATATTAGTTAATTTTCTCGTTTGATTTAAGATGTAAACATAGACTGCATCCCCCATTGCCTCATTCAGTTGCGGCCCATATTCAGGTAATGTCTCAAGATATGCATCTCTCCAATAGTACAATGGTGCAATACCTTTCTTCTCAATACTCTTAGCCATAGCATTAGCCACTCTTAAGCGCTGTGCTTCGTCTCTATTGATTGCTGATTTAGCGAACTTAGTTCTTCTGCCTGTCTCACCAATGCTGCGGAGCTTAATCTTCTTTAGATTCATCCAGTTAAGAATAGCCTCTACCGGAGGCTTAGCTGCTCCTGCTGCGAATCGTGTATCTATACCTTTGTAATTACTCTCCTTACCTTGCCTACCATATTCCACCCATTTAGCGTAATCAGCTGATGAGTTAAATGAGATAGATGGAGTAGTACCGGTTACATCCATGTCATAATATAGCGAAGCTGCAAGGGTGCCTGTTGTGTTAGCTCTGCGCTTCTTTCCGTATCTTGTTTGCTGTATTCTAATGTTAGAGCGTGCACGATCAGTAACGGTCTCACCGAAATCTAAAAGCACATCGTATAGTGCGCCCTGTTCAAATAGCTCAGCAAGTATGCTCATTCCTTTTCAGCTTCCTCTTTAATCTTGTTGAAGAATTGAATCAATGGCAAGCCAAATTTGACAGGCATCTCTTGGATGAAAGCATCAAGTTGCTTCAAATGTTCCTCTGTTAAGTTCATAGTTAGAAAGATAAAATTGTTACTCCTATCGCGTTTGCTACGCATTGCTCCACCCACGTGTTGTCCTCACCCCACGCTGCGAACTCTTGTTCTGTTAGCGTGTAGTTACCATTGCTCAAAACCTTTGAAGGCACTTCTTCAGTAGCCTCTGATTTTAACTCATAGTAAGTTGTGCAAGTTGTTGCAGATGTTTCGAAGTTCAAGATTAGAACTGTCATTTCTGTAGCTGTTCCTTGATTTAAAGGAAAGACTATTGGTTGTATTTTAGCCATTGTTTATATTGTTTGTTTATTAGAATAAATCGTTCCAAGTGCTACCATTATAACAGCACAATTTGTTTGTTGTTGTATCGTAAACTACTAAGCCCGCAGCAGGCGAAGCAATAGCGTTCTTTTCAGTTGTTGTCATTCGTGGAGGTAAAAAGCCTTTTGTAGTGCTGTCTATTTGAAAAACAGACGAAGAGTTTAATGTTGTTGTGTTAATACCAACACCTGCGCTATTAAAAACTCTTAAATTTGCAGTGCCACTAAATAATCGCATTGTGGTTCCTGAATTTCTTCCTATTTCTAAACCTTCTGCTCCAGAACCAGTTCGGTAAAAAGCCCCAATTCCTTGAGTGTACGTGAAAATATCAGCTCCTACTATAGCTGAATTAATTGTCAAGTTCCCACTCACCCTCGCCGTTCCATTCACATCGAGTTTAAAGCCTGCGTCTACTGATGTACCAATTAAAGTATAACCTGTAATAGTAGCATTTCTACCAACATTAACATCTAAACCTGCAGTAAAATATGTCGCTGATACATTACCATTTAATGCAGTTGACAAATAAGAAGCTCCATTATTAGGGTTTGCAAAGACAAAAGTACCATCATCTCTAATTATTAAAGTATTATAAGCAGCACTACTATTTGTAATAGTTAAGGTATTTGTTGCACTTGTAGTACCTATACCTTTTATTCTTGCACTGCCATTCACGTCGAGCTTATACCCTGCGTCTGTTGTTGTGCCGATAGCTACGTTGCGTGAAGCAAATATATTAAAAATATTATCTGAGCCAAATAAACCAAACGACAACCTATTACTTGCGTTTCCATCGGAAGCGTGTACATAACTTATTCCACCTCTGTTATTTGTAGATGCAGATTTTCCTATA